GGGACCGGTTGGGGCACTCGATTTTTACGCATTTTCGCTCGCGATAGCCGGAGGCGGGGCGAGATAGGCTAAAACACGCAAAATTGCAAGGAGTTTTGCATGGATATTGTTTACGCGATGACCCGTGCGGTGTATTCGTGGGCATTGCCGAGCTTTCGGTCGCTTGCGGAGACGAATCCGAGCGCGAATGTGTACATCTGCTGCGAGGATGACGAGTTTCCGGAGGACATTCCGTTCGAGGCGACCATTATCAACGTGACCGGGCAGAAATGGTTTCCCCGGAGCGGCCCGAACTACATGAACGCTTACAGCTACATCAATTTGCTGAAAGTCTGCTATCCGGAGCTCCTGCCGTGCGACAAGGTCATCCATCTGGACATCGACACGATCATCTGCGAGGACCTGAGCCCGATGTGGGAGATTGACCTTACAGACAAATGGTTTGCGGCAGCGCGGGAGGACAAAGGGAGATACCACCCGTTCGGGGACGCGTATTTCAACATGGGGATCGCGGTGATCAACCTGGAGCAGATGCGGGCGGACGGTGCGGTCCCCCTGTTGGCCGATTACCTGAACGCGTTCCGGCAACCGTTCGCCGATCAGGACGCGTGGAACAAGTACGGCATCGAGATGGGGAAAGCCAAGGCCATGCCGGTGCGGTTCAATGAGAACTTCGCGACAGGCTACACGGACAACCCGGCCATCGTTCATTACTGCGGGATCCGAAACTGGTACGGGAACCGGAATATAGCACGATGGGAATACCAAGAGAAATACCTGACATGAATCAGGACAACTACATCCTTACATACTACCAGGGCATAAAGGACGGGACCTACACGGTCGGCAAATGGATCCGGCTGGTCTATGAGTACCTTGTCCACGGCCTTGAGGACGAGCTGTTCTACTTTGACCAAAAGAAAGCGAACGCGGCCATCGACTGGATCGAGGGGCACTGCTTCCACACCGAGGGACCGAAAGCCCCCGGCCCGCTGATCCTTGAAGTATGGCAAAAGGCGATGCTGTCTGCCATTTACGGGATCGTGGATGCAAACGGGGTCCGGCAGTTCGGCGAGGTACTGCTCGTTATTGCGCGGAAAGCCGGCAAGAGTGCGATTGCCACTGCTGTCGGCAACTTCACGTTCCGGCAGGATGGCGGGTACGGTGCGCGAGTGTACTGCCTCGCTCCGAAACTGGAACAGGCCGACATCGTTTACAACAACTTGTGGGCGATGATCCAGCTCGATCCGGAATGGCAGCAACTGAAAGAAATGTCCCTGGAGACTGACACACAGCACCGGAAAGTGCATGACGCTTCGATGCTCGCACGCCACCGGCAAACAGATCTTTATATCCAGGGCACGAACAGCACGGTGAAGAAGATCGCGTTCAGTGCAAAGAAGTCGGACGGGTTCAACCCGAGCCTCGTGATTGCTGACGAGCTGGCCGCCTGGGAGGGTGACAAGGGGCTCAAACAATACGAGGTCATGGCCAGCGCGACCGGGGCCCGCCCTGATGCGCTGATATTTGGCTGCACAACCTCCGGATATATTTCCGACTCCATATATGACGAGCTGATGAAGCGGGCGACCAGTTTCCTCCTGGGCAACTCCAAAGAGAAACGGTTCCTCCCGCTCCTTTACATGATAGACGACATCGAGAAATGGAACGACATCAACGAGCTCCGGAAAGCCAACCCGAACATTGGCGTGTCCGTGACCGTTGACTTCATGCTCAACCAGATCGCGATTGCCGAGGGCTCGATCAGTAAAAAGGCAGAGTTCATAACGAAGTATTGCTGCCTTAAACAAAATTCTTCCATCGCATGGCTCCCGGCCAACGTGGTCGAGAAAGCGTGCGGGGAACCGCTTCAGCTGGAGGATTTCCGGGAAAGCTACTGCGTTGCCGGCATAGACCTATCGCAGACTCGCGACCTTACGGCTGCTGTGGTCGTGATCGAGCGCGCCGGTGAGCTGTACGTGTTCGCACGGTTTTGGCTGCCGGCTGAAAAGATAGACGAAGCGGAGCAGCGAGACGGTGTTCCGTACCGCATTTATATACAACGCGGGCTCCTGTTCCCGTCCGGGGACAACTTTGTTAATTATCGAGATTGCTACGACTGGCTGTGTGAGCTGGTCGAACAATATGAGATCCTGCCGCTCCAGGTGGGATATGACCGTTACTCTGCACAATATTTGATCACGGACCTCAAGGCTTACGGCTTCCATTGTGATGATGTGTACCAGGGAGAAAACCTCAGTCCGGTGATTCAGGAAACACAGGGGCTGCTCGAAGACGGGAAGATCCATATCGGAGAAAACGACCTCCTTAAACAGCATCTTCTCAATTCAGCAACCAAAAAGAACGTGGAGCGAGGCCGCGAAAAGCTGGTCAAAGTCGCTCCGAGTCTCCACATAGACGGCACGGCGGCACTCCTGGATGCGTTATGCGTGCGGCAAAAGTGGAGTGCTGAGATTGGAGAACAACTTAAAAACTGAGGGTGAAACATGGGACTTTTTGATTTTTTGTTTAAGAAAGCTCCCGAGCCTGTCGGAAAGTTCGAGGGAAGATTCCAGATGCTGGACGGTTACAAACCGCACTTCACAGCCTGGAACAAAGACCTTTATGAGAGTGAGCTGATCCGTGCAGCCATCGGAGCGAGGGCGACACATATAAGCAAACTGAAAGTGGAGACACGCGGAGCTGCACGACCGGCACTGCAAAACAAACTGAAGCACGGCCCGAACGAGCTGCAGACATGGGGGCAGTTCCTTTACCGGCTCTCCACGATCCTGGACATGCACAACACCGCGTTCATTGTTCCGGTCTATGACCAGTACGGTGAGCCGAGCGGGGTATATGCCCCCCTGCCGGACCGGTGCGAGGTTGTGCAGTACAAGGGCGTGCCATATCTTAAATACAAATTCAGTGATGGCCAGACGGTCGTGCTGGATATGAACTGGTGCGGGATCATGACGAAGTACCAGTACCGATCCGATTTCTTTGGCGAGACGAACGCGGCCCTGCATCCGACTATGGAGCTTGTCCACATTCAGAATCAGGGCATCGAAGAGGGCGTGAAGAGTGCTGCGACCTATCGGTTCATGGCTACCCTGAACAACTTCTCGAAAGATGAAGATCTGAAGAGAGAGCGCGAGCGGTTCACAAAGAACAACTTTGGAGCTGGGAACGATGCCGGCGGCATGCTGCTGTTCCCGAATACCTACACCAACGTGAAGCAAATCGAGGCGAAGCCGTTCACGGCAGACGCGGAACAGATGGAAGTCATCCGGAAGAGTGTGTTTGACTACTTTGGCGTGAACGAGGACATCTTGCAGAACAAAGCGTTCGGTGATTCCTGGAGCGCGTTCTATGAGGGCGTGGTTGAGGCTTTTGCGATCCAGTTCAGCGATGTGATGACCAAGATGCTGTTCACGCTGCGGGAACAGTCGCAGGGCAACATCGTGATGGCCACGGCCAACCGGTTGCAGTACATGAGCAACGCAGACAAGCTGTCGTTCGCGGAGAAGATGGCTGACCGTGGACTGCTGACCAGGAACGAGCTGCGCGATGTGTTCAACCTTACGCCGTTGCCGTCTCCCTATGGTGACCAGATACCGGCACGCGGCGAATACTACAACGTAAACGAGGAGGGGCTAAACGATGAGCCTGAAGACGATAGAGCAGAAACTGAATGAGGGGCGGCAGTACCGGAACATCGATGTGTCCGGGTTTGAACGCCGCGCTGAGGACGATGGCGAGAAGATCGTGAACGGTTACGCGACCACGTTCAACCAGCCGTATGACCTTTTTGAAGTGAACGAGTCCGGCATCCGGTATGTTGTCCGCGAGCAGGTGGACCGGGATGCCTTTGCACAGACCGACCTGTCCGATGTCATCATGCAGTATGACCACGAGGGCCGCGTCTTTGCGAGGACGGGCAACGGGACTCTCGGACTCGATCCGGACGAGCACGGCCTCCACATCCGCGCCAACCTGGGCGGGACGGAGATCGGCCGCCAGCTGTTCGAGGAAATCGAGGGCGGCTATACCACCAAGATGTCTTTCGGCTTCCGGGTCGGGAAAGACAAACGCGAGCAGACCGAGGAACGTGACGAAGAGACCGGAATCACGACGGTGACCGTCCTCCGCACCATCCTCGAGATTGCCAAACTTTACGATGTCTCCGCAGTGAGCCTGCCGGCCAACTCTGCGACAGATATAAGTGCGCGGAATTTCAGCGAGGGAGTAATCGCCGAGATTCGGGAGGAGTTCCAGGAGCGCGAAGACCAGCGGCGTAGAATCCGCATGAAACTGAAATTGGAAGAGGTATGAACATGGAATTTGACTTCACCAACAAAGAAGCCTCCGAACTGATCGAGCGCAGAAGCGCAATCGGTGTGGAGTGCGAAACGGCGAGCGGTGAAGAGCTGAGAGGTCTGGAAGCGGAACTCGATGCGATCAACGCCGAGCTTGCCAACCGTAAGGCCGCTGAAGAGAAGCGGCAGGAAATCCGGGACGCTGTTGCAAAGGGTGACGGCGAAGTCCTGGCGACATTTGAAAACAAAGAAGAAAGGAAAGATCCTGAAATGACTCTCGTAGAAATCAGAAAGTCTGCTGCGTATATCGAAGCATACGCCCGTTACATCAAGACCGGCCGTGACGATGAGTGCCGCATGATCCTGAGTGAGGGTGCTTACACCTCCACCGAATCCGGCCCTGTTCCCGTCCCCGCAATCGTTGAGGAAATCGTGCACACCGCCTGGGAGCGCGAGGAAATCATGCAGCGCGTCCGCAAGTCCTACATCCGCGGCAATCTCAAAGCCACGTTCGAGCGTTCCGCTGATCCTGCTTATGTTCACACTGAGGGCACCTCTGCTCCCACTGAGGAAGATCTGCAGCTCGGCATCGTGACCATGATCCCGGAAAACATCAAAAAGTGGATCTATATCACGGACGAAGCCAAAGCAATGGGCGGCGAACCGTTCCTCCGCTACATCTATGACGAGCTGACCTATCAGGTAGCAAAGAAAGAAGCCGCACTCGGTGTCCTTGACATCGCCGGTGCTGGCACTTCCCACACCGCTACTGCAGTCGGTATCCCCAAGGCCAATCTTGCCCCGAGCACTGTTGCTTTCCGCAAGGCCGCTACTCAGCTGAGCGATGGAGCCACCAACCTCGTGGTCATTATGAACCGCCTGTCCGAGGGTGAGTTCCTGGATGCCGAGATCCTGGGCAACTTCTCCAAGGATCCGTTCGAGGGCTTCACCAAGCTGTACAGCTCCGCCCTGCCCGCCTACTCCACCGCTGATGACAACGCAGTCTATGCCATCGTTGGCGATCTCCGTGGTCTGCAGTTCAACTATCCCGAGGGTGAGGATGTTGTTATCGTTACGGACATGCTGAGCAAGGCCGAAGAGGACCTCGTGAAGATCGTTGCCCGGAAGTATGCGGCCCACGCCGTTGTTGCTCCCGGCATGTTCGTGAACATCACCAAGCCGGCGGCTGCCACGACCTGATCCTATGCAGGTTAAGCTGTTGAGAGACAGCAGAATCCACCACAAGGCCGGGGAGATCGTTGAGGTCTCTCCGGCTGAGGCCAATTATCTGCTGTCCATGAACTTCGCGGCGAGAATCGCGGAACCGAAACCGGAGCCGGCTGCGGAAACGCCGAAAGCAGCTCCCAAAAAGAAAGCAACGAAAAAATGAGAACAAAGCTACTTGTCGCTGTCCCTACTTTGGATTTTGTTCACTCTGCCTTTATGGAGTGCCTTATCAAACTGACGAAGCGACTGTCCCTGGAATGTGTCGACTTTGATGTCTGTATCATTTCGGGGACACTCGTTTATGTGGCGCGAGACAGACTTGCCAACAAAGCGATCAACGAGGACTTCACGCATGTTCTTTGGCTGGATTCCGATATGGTCTTTCAGCCGGACATTTTCCGTGACCTCTTAGATACTGGCAAGGATTTCGTGACAGGGATCTACCATGCAAGGCGGCCCGGACACGCGTCCTGCATCTTCAAACGGTGTGACGAACTTGACCACATCGAGCGGTTTGATAAATACCCCAGCGACACGTTCGAGATTGGTGGGTGCGGCTTCGGCTGCGTCCTGATCAAGACCGATATCCTCAAGGCCGTAAAGCTCAACTACAAGACTTGCTTCCTGCCCAAGCCACAGCTCGGCGAGGACATTGCATTCTGCCAGCGAGCCAGGGCAATGGGCTTCAAGATATGGTGTGAGCCGTCTGTCCAGTGCGGGCACATCGGTCACATTACGGTCTATCCGGAAGACGAGGAAAGATGGCGGCAGGGGCTTTATTATCCCGGAGAGGGGGACAAAAATGGCTGAAACACCAACGCCGATGGAGGTCATACTCAAAAAGGCCAATCTTGCGCTGCGGCGGAGTACCAATGCGTTTGACGATGACACGACCGACCTCATCAACGCGGCCCTTGCCGATCTGGGGATTGCCGGAGTGACCAAAGACAATATATCAGACACGAGTGACCCGCTGATTGAGCGTGCTGTTATCACCTACGTAATGATGAACCAGCCGCAGCCGGATGACTATGACCGACTGAAACGGTCCTACGATGAGCAGAAAGCCCAGCTGAAGACGGCCACCGGATACACGAACTGGGGGACGGCTGATGGACAGGTCTGAAGTAATCACCCTGGTCGCGGTCACTCGTGAACAGAACGACTTCGGAGTATGGGAAGACCGCGAATCGACCCGGGATGTCTTTTGCCAGGTCGACAGTGTTTCCCGCTCCGAGTTCTTCGATGGAGGCCGTAACGGGCTGAACCCTGAGTTCCGGTTTACGATGTTTTTTGGAGACTACGAGGGGGAGACCATTGTGATCTACAAGGGCAAATCGTACTCGGTTTACAGGACATACCACGCTCGGACCGACACCATCGAGCTGTATGTCGAGCGAAAGGGCGGGACCAATGGCAAAGCGAATACGGGGAGTTAACCTGGAGTCCGCGATTCAAGAGATCCTGAACGAATACGGAGAACAGGTTTATGAAACATTGAACGAGTGCTGTGAAGATGTCGCCCAGGAATCTGCTGAACGACTCCAGTCCGTTGCCACATTTGCGCCGGGGAACAAACCTACCGGCGAATATTCAAAATCATGGGGCGTGGAGCGAGTAAGGACTGGACGACTGAAGACGAGCCTCGTGGTTCGCAACGAAGAGCACTACCGGCTCACCCATCTGCTCGAAAAAGGCCATGTGTCGAGGAATGGAACCGGGCGGACATTCCGACCAGTGCCGGCATACCCGCATATCGGTCCGGTTGAGGAATGGGCAAACGAAGAGCTGCCGAAGAGAGTGAGGAGCGCAATCAATGACATATGAAGAACTTAATACCCTGATTTCAGGTTTCGGCCTCCCGTATGCCTATAACGAGTTTCCGGACGGAACGGAGCAGGAACCGCCGTTCATCTGTTTCCTTTTTGGAGACAGCAGCAGCGACCTCATGGCCGATAACATGAACTATCAACCGATCAGGCCGCTGTCGATTGAACTATATACCGAAAACAAGGACTTCAACCTTGAAATGATCATCGAGGCCGGGCTCACTGCTGCGGGCCTCGCCTTTGTCCGTTCGGAAACCTATCTCGGATCTGAGCGGATGTACCAGATCGTATACGACACCACAATCATCCTAACACAGGAGGAAATTCTTAATGTCTGACACCAACAAAGTAAAATTCGGACTGAAGAACTGCTACTATGCCGTGGCGACCATCGGAACTGACGGTTCTGCGACTTACGGCACGGTCAAACCGCTGCTCGGTGCAGTTTCTCTGTCCATGACCCCGCAGGGCGACCGGACACCGTTCTATGCTGACAACATCGAATACTATGTTAGCCAGGCAAATAACGGCTACGATGGAAGCCTTGAGCTGGCGAAGATTCCCGAGGACTTCCTTAAAGACTGCCTCGGCCAGAACGTGGGCGGCAACGGAATCCTCTACGAGGCGATTCAGGACCAGTATGCCCGCTTTGCTCTGCTCTTTCAGTTTGAGGGCGACAAAGCTGCGAAGCGTCATGTGTTCTACAACTGCGTGGCCAGCCGTCCGGAGACCTCCGGCGAGACCATCAGTGAAACAAAAGAACCGCAGACCGAAACCATCGACCTTTCCGCGTCCAGCGTGTATGTGGCTGCACTCACCAAGGACGTCGTTAAGGGCTCCGTGAACGAGGGTGACACCCCGTACTCGAGCTGGTTCAGTTCTGTGGTCCTGCCGACTGCTACTACCTGATTATGTACAACGAAGTAAAGATTGGAGAAAAGACCGTTCCGATGCTGTCGCTCGCATCCGTGAACGTGTACTTCAGCCAGCTGTTCCACGAGGATCCGTTCGAGCTTCAGAGCAGCGACAAGCCTCAGTTCGAGTTCTACACCAAGATGGCGTTCATCATGGCCAAGTATGCCGAGCTGAAAAAGTCGAACGAAATGCGGAAGCTCACGCAGGACCAGTACGTGGACTGGCTCGCGGACTTTGAACAGGCCGACTTTGTCGCGGCCCTCCCGGATGTGATGCTGACTTACCACTCGCAGAGCATCTCGATGAGTGAGTCAAAAAAAAACACAGACCAACCGAGCGGCGAATGACGATTGCACTCTTCCTACTTCGAGCGGCTCAGATGGGCCTTTCAATGGCCGACCTTGACGAACTCGAAGCGGGGAGAGTGTTCGACATGATGATCGAGTCGGGGAACGATGACTTCCAGTACCCGCAGCTCGCATCACAAGAGGATATGGATAGGTTCTGATATATGGCTAACAGAATCAAAGGCATAACCATCGAGATTGATGGCGAAACCACAAAGCTGCAGAAGAGCCTCAAGGATGTAGACTCGCAGCTCAAGACGACACAAAACAACCTTAAAGACATAAATAAGCTGCTGAAGCTGGATCCGACCAATACGGAACTTCTCCGGCAGAAGCAGAAAAACCTTTCCGATGCGATAGGCACGACCAAGACGCGGCTCAAGGAGCTGAAAGCGGCACAGTCCCAGGTTGAAAAGGGAACGCAGGAATGGGACGACCTCCAGCGCGAGATCATTGCCACAGAGCAGAATCTTAAGTCGCTTGAGAAACAGCACCGAGAGTTTGGCTCTGTTGCATCCCAGCAGATAAAAGCTGTCGGACAGGCAATGAAAGATTTTGGCGGCAAGGTCACGGAAGTCGGTCAAAAACTTGCACCGTTGAGCGGAGCGGCTGCCGGAGCTCTCACTGCTCTCGGAGGACTGGCCTATAAGACGGTGCAGTCCGCAGACGAGCTGAAAACGCTTTCACAGCAGACCGGAATTTCCACAGATGAACTCCAGAAGATGCAGTATGCGGCGGAGCTCGTGGATGTATCAGTCGAAGACATCACCGGTGCTCTCAAAAAACTGAAACCGAAAATCACGGAAGACAACAAAGCCCTTAAAGACCTTGGGGTGGCCACCACGAACGTGGACGGGTCGACCCGAGATGCGATGGATGTCTTCTATGATACGCTCGAGGCCCTGTCTAAGGTCGAGAATGAGACCGAGCGCGATCAGAAAGCAATGGAGATTTTCGGGAAGAGCGCGGACTCCCTTGCCGGCATTGTAGACGATGGAGGCGCGGCCCTTAAACAGTACGGGCAGGAAGCTGAAGACCTGGGCATCATCCTGGACGGCGAGACACTGGATTCCCTGAACGAGGTGAACGACACGATTGACCGCCTCAAGGGGAATGTAACCGGCTCACTGGCTACGCTCGGCGCGACTCTCGCGGAAACCTTTGCACCGGTCCTCGAAAAGGTTGCCGGCATCATCGGAACGATCACCGAGAGGATCCGCAACCTGTCTCCGGAACAGGCCGAGCAGATTGTCAAGATTCTGGGCATTGTGGCGGCCATCGCGCCGGTGCTTCTGATCGGCGGGAAGATTATCACGATGATTGGGAGCCTGGTGTCGGTTATCGGTACAATTGTAGGTGTGCTCGGCGGGCCGCTCACCATTGCGATTGCCGCGATCATTGCCATCGGAATACTGCTTTATAAACACTGGGATGAAATTAAGGCGTTTGCGATCAATGCCTGGAACGCAATCAAAGAGGGCGTGACCGATGCCATTGAGAAGACCAAAGCGAAAGCGATCCAGCTGTGGACGAACATCAAGACCAGCGTGATGAATGTTGTGACCGCGATTAAGACCGGTGTGACGAACACCTGGAACAATATCAAAACCACCGTGACGAACGTGGTCGAGGGAATCAAGAGCAAAGTACTCGGCGTGTGGGATGCAATCAAGCAGGGAGTAGCGGACAGGATCAACGCAATGAAGGACAATATCCGTGCGAGGTTCGATGAAGTGCGGAATGTGATCCACAACGCTGTCGAATTCATCAAGGGCATCTTTAATTTCGAGTGGCATCTGCCACATATTGCCCTGCCACACTTCCGGATCACGCAGCAGCCGGTAGATTCTTCCCTTGCCCAGTTCCTCGGCATCTCTTCCCTGCCATCCCTGAGTGTGGACTGGTACAAGAAAGCCTACGAGAACGCGATCATGTTCAACCGGCCGACCGTTATGCCGACAGCTTACGGACTGAAAGGGTTCGGAGACGGCCACGGTGCGGAGATCGTCATGGGCATTAATAAGCTGCAGGAACTTGTCGGCGCAAGCGGAGAGACCATCATTAACATCTACCCTGACGCGGGGACGGACGTTAACGCTCTGGCAGACAAAGTCGCACAGCGGTTCATTGCTATGAACCGTTCAAGAAAGGCAGGCGGGTTCGCATGAGAGGATACTTTACATTCAACAATATTCGGAGCGATCAGCACGGAGTATATATTTCTGGCAATGAGACCTATTCTGCTCCGAGTAAACGCTACAACTTCTTCGACATCCCGAACCGCAACGGCAAGATCCTCGGCAACGAGAGGAAACTTGAAAACCTGCAGGTCACATATGATGCGTTTATCGCAGGCGGGGCAAACTTTGCAACGAACATGGAATACCTGCGGAACTGGCTCCTTTCGGTCGACGGGTACGCTAAACTTTCGGATTCCTACCATACGGATGAATACCGCATGGCGGTCTTTGAGGGACCGTTCAACCCGAAAGTGCAGGAGAACAAAACTGAAAACGGCTTCGATGGTGCGAAATTCACGCTGACGTTCAACTGTATGCCGCAACGGTGGCTGACATCTGGCGATACGGAAACCGAAATCACAGGAACCTCTTCCGTCACGTTCACGAATCCGACCATGTTCCAAAGCAAGCCGTGGTTCCGTGCGTATGGTACGGGCACTTTCTCCGTGAACGGCACATACGCAGTGACGGTGCTTTCCTCATATACGAACAGCTATATAGACATAGACTGCGAAACGATGGAAGCATCCTACAACGGCACGCCGATGAACGAGTATGTGGAAATCACGGTCGGTTCCAATACGTCCGTGGACTATCCGTTCTTCAAGACAGGGAGCAACACGATCGTGAAACCGGCTGGCTTCTCCAAGCTGATCGTAAAGCCGAGGTGGTGGAAAGTATGATCCCGATCCTTTTCCCGTCCACCCAAACGAAATTCACGATGACAAGCACATCTGAGCGTGGCACTGTCGGCGGCGGTTACGGCAGGCTGACGGATGCGACTTCCTGCCTTGTGACGGAAGATATAGAGGGAAATATCGAACTGGAACTGCACTACCCGACAAGCGGGTATCTGCTTCCGTATCTCCTGCAGGGCGGGATCATCGCAACGCTGAGGAAGAAGCGGGGAATCGCTTCAAACAGCCTGCAGGCTTTCGACATTTACAAGACCACCGTCAATGCGGATGAAGTCATCGTCAACGCTCATCACGTTTCATACAGGCTTTCAAACTATATCGTGAACGGTCTGACTTCCGCAACGAAGAACGCTCGGCTGATGGTCACATATGTCACGGGCAGTGCGGAGCCATCACTCAGCGGATGGACGTATTCAAATACGGGTGCGGACTCCCCGAACAAGACCGTATACAGCGAAGACACAAAGACGGTTCGGCAGTATTTGATCGATAACAAGTATTCCGTCAAGACCGTTTTCGGGTACGAGATTAATTTCAACAATTTCAATATCGTATCGTCCCCGCCGCTCGGTGTACACGGAGCAGTAGAAGTCCGTGTCGGGAAGAACCTCATCGGCGGCGAAGCGGTACGGGATGCGGTGGACACGTTTAATGCTATCGCACCCGTCTGGAGACGGGATGGGGTAAAAGTGGTATGCAGTCCGTTAATTGTAACTCCGACCACTCCGATCACTCCGCAGAAAGTCGCACTGATCGATTATTCCAACGAGTTCGATACACAACCGACCGCCGCAGAACTGGAAGCATACGCAAGGGAATATCTCGATACCGCCGAGCCGTGGAACCCGCACGAAACCCTGCATATCGAGTTTGAACAGCCAGACAGCAATTTCTTCCTCGGTGACTATGCGAACGTGTACTGGGGAGATGCAGACGTTGTCGGAACGGAAATGCAGATCGTGCAGACCGTGTACAACTGCTTGACGGGTCGCTATGATTCCGCTGAACTCGGTGACCTCGAAACCGGCTATGTAATGACAGCAGAATGGTAAGGACGCTATTGATCCCGGCCCTGGGAATATTCAGTCTTGCCATTGATACAGGGAACAGGCAGGAAGTGGTCGACTCGGACTATTCCTGCTTTTTCCAATGGAACAGGCTGACGGTCGTTGTTGATCACGCATACCAGGGGTTCAGCCGGCTGGTGAAATCGAAGCCAGGCAAGACGATCGCGTGGTGGGCCGGTAATCGGTACAGGTGCGATTCGACCGAACTGGGCTATATCCGGATGTCACCGAACGGCAACCGCCTGTTTAACGCAAAAAATGAGCCTGTCCACGAGGTAATCACGGACGGGCTCTGCATTTACACCTGCGAGGGCAAAAGGACGGGCGACATACAACCTGTCCGACTTACACACTGGAGGCAGATATGATACTTTTTACGACTCCAATCACAGAACTCAAAATAAAGAATGTAGACCTTACCCAGGCGGACTCCGTGCTCGTTACGATAACCCAGGGCACGAAGAAAGTGGAAGTGGACGACCCAGATGTCACGGTCGAAGAGGTCAACGGTGCGGCAATCACGACAGTCGCGTTCCATCTTGAGCAGACCGACACGAAAGACTTCGCAAAAGGATGGGGCAAAATCCAGGTGAACTGGCTGTATACCGAAAACGGCGTTCAGCTTCGTGATGCGACCGTTGTGAAGAAGATCCTGTTCGGCGAGCAGCTGCACCCGTCCGTGCTGCCGGAGGTGACCACATGAACGAGATGGAACTGCAGGACCGCCAGTATGAACTCGATGGGGCCAGCAATGTATACGTAGGCCCTCCCGGAGCGGACGGCATCACCCCGACCGTAATCGTTGAGGACATCACCGGTGGGCATCAGGTCTCGTTCTATTACGGGGCCGGAGACAGCCGGAACAAGTCGTTCACAGTCCCGAATGGGCAGAACGGCACGAACGGCGCTGACGGGATCACGCCCAGCATGAACGTTTCCGATATCACGGGCGGTCACAGGCTTTCCGTATATTATGCGGCAGGCGATTCCCGCAATTTTACCGTGGATATTCTGAACGGCGAAAACGGAGCAACACCGTCTTTCAGCATCGGAACCGTCACGACAGGCGAAGCAGGATCCTCCGCTTCCGCAAGTATCACGGGAACAGCCGAAAACCCTGTCCTTAATCTCACGATCCCCCGTGGTGACAAGGGCGAGGAGGGCGGCGGTCTTTTCATCGTCACGATAACAGGAAGCGGGTCTTACACCCGTACATCCGATAAAACACCTGCCCAGATCAAGGCGGCATACGATGCAGGGATGACAGTTATAGCAAACATCGCCGCATCGAACACGATCGCCTACCTGTACCAGTCCACCGCAAGCAGGGCAGAGTTCAGAACGCTCCCGATGACGGGCATGGACAATGACCATCGTTCTGTTATGTGGTATGAGTACAATCTTGCCTCCGCAAACACAACAACGGTCAATATTACCTATACGTCCGTATCGTCCGCAGAAGACATCTTTGCAACGTACTTCCCGCATATAGAGTTTTTTGTCGAATGGTCGAGCGGGGATTACTTCCCGATGTTCGGCACACCGATGACCGAAAACGAGTGGTATTCATTCTACCGTGGAGATATGCAGGGAACGGATGCGTACTTGCGTTCCATCGAGTATGTCAATAACGAACGCTTTTATGTCACATACCGCTCCGAAAAGATATGGGAAACCTACGATGCAGACCACGATAAATACTATGGCAACATCCTGTTCTCCCATACGGAGATAGACGGGCAGACGGTCAAGACCACGGAAATCCTGTGGAAGCACGACATCAGCGATGCATCAATGGAAATCGTATCCCGTACCATCGCCACCTATTCTGCTACTGCGGTCACGGACTACCCGCAGAAGTTTGATCCGGCTTAAGGGGGCACGCATGAAGACACTGATTGCTATCCCCTGCATGGACATGCTGCAGATGCGGTTCGTGCAGTCGCTCATCGCGATGCAGACCGGCTACGACACCATCGATGTGACATTCAGCTGCGGGTCGCTCGTGTATGACTCGCGGAACACACTTGCCCGGAAAGCCATTGAGGGAGAGTTCGACCGGGTACTGTGGCTCGACAGCGACATGACATTCCAGCCGGATCTGTATACAAAGCTGTCCGCCCATCTGGACAACGGCCTCGACTTCGTGACCGGGCTGTATTACAAACGCAAGCAGCCGGTTCAGCCGACAGTCTTCTCGTGTATCTACGTTGAGGACATGATTCCGCGTGCAGATGTGTTTACCGAGATCCCGGACGCCCTGTTTGAGGTCGCAGCATGCGGGTTCGGCGCGGTTATGATGCGAGCCGAGGTGCTGAAGAAAGTGGCCGCGAAATTCGGACTTCCCTTTTCTCCGGTGCTCGGCTTCGGTGAGGACATATCGTTCTGCATGAGGGCGACCGAGACCGGCTTCAAGATGTACTGCGACCCGACAATCCAGCTCGGGCATATCGGATATAAAGAGTTCACTGCTGAAGACTATGGAGGGACCACATGATACCAATCACACGAATAGACGAATACCTGGCCGTCATCAGCCAGGACGAGGACGCGACCGGTCTGCCTGATCAGGCGGTGACACGTATTGACATGTACCTGAGCAAGATTGCGGGCGAGGCGGTGGCGGAGTTGCCGGAACCGGTTACCCGGATTGACCGATACCTCGCGAGCATTGCCGGCATGGATGTCGTGATGGACGACCCGATTACGCGGATAGACTACTACCTTGCGGCAGTGGCGGGCGTGTACAGTGGGGAGCTTCCTGAACCTGTCACGCGGATAGACCACTACCTGTACCAGTGGGCAAGCGAGCCGCAGGGCTTCCTCCACACCCTCACAGGCTCCATTCTCCACATCACAGACGGCATTGCCCGCCCCGCACAAAGCCTCACTGTCGATTTTTCCCCCATACAAGCCGGAACGGGTGACCCTTCGCCGGATAACGTGCGACCCATCAGCGGACGGGATTCGATCTACGTTGGTGTTGGTGGCGGAAACTTGCTCACTCTTAATGGCAGAACAGCTTATGACCAAGGTGTAAAAAGCGGAACTGACATTGTTAATTTATCCACTCCGTTGATAATCAATGCGATGCAAATCACAGGAGCAATCAATCCAACAGATGCCTTTGCGGCACAAGATGTGGTCATCGGCGATAACAATTCAATTTCGCTCAAAGTAAAACGTGCATGGTATGGTGTAGGTTTTAATGTCCCAGTTACTCCAAATACCACATACACAATTAAGGCAGACAACAGAGTCGGCAACGTTCGCAAGGCTTTTTATAATGCTCAATCGAAACACATTGGAAACACTGACTCCGAAACTTTTACCACTCCAAGTGAGTGTGCGTATGTTGTAGTTATAATCACTGGCGGGACAGTAGATAGTACGGTATCCTGTGACCATCTTCGCATGATGGTCGGTTCTACTGATACTGGATACACGGACTACACGGGAAACACTGTGTATCCCATCACCCTCCCTTCCACAATATACGGCGGAAGCGATGAAGTGGTCGGAGGGAATGGGAGTGAAACGTGGGGAGAACTGGAATTAGGGTCATTGTATTGGTCGGTTTATAACGCTGGATTTCACATATTCTCTGCAACTCCATCGCCCACGATGAAAGGCAACTCGTCATATGCCGAAAGAAGAACGGGAATTATATGCTCATGTTATAAACCTGATGACCAAATATCTATCGGCGAAAACATGAATGATAAAACGATGCTCCGCAATAATGGGACTCTTCTTATCAGAGATAATGATTATTCTGACAAGGATGTTTTTAAAGCCGCTATGAGCGGAGTACAGCTTGCATATGAACTCGCCGACCCTGTACCTTTCACCACCACACCTACCGAAATCGACATCCTTGAGGGAGAAAACGTACTGTGGAGTACGGGTGATACGAATACGCTTGAATACTGGGGAAGCGAACCCGATGACCCACAGATACTGGCGAACCTCAATGTATTACTGGGAAATCGCTACTACAACAACCACACCGAAAACGAACCGACTGACGAAGAAGCACTGAATATACTGTTAGGGGGAAGCAGATGATTTTTGTCTATATTCTCTGCGGTTGCATCATTTACGATATCGGTTTGATAATCGCTTTGGCTTGCATGGGCGAACTTAGATTTAGGAGATAACACTATGGAATACGAAAAACTACTTAAACTCCGTCACGCAATGGAAAAAGGTTCATCCGTCCTCGATGACACCGAAGCGTTAGAAGTTCCAGAACTGTTCCCCAACTGGGAAGTGGGCAAAGCCTACGAAGTCGGTGACAGGATGCGGTATGGTGAGCAGTTGTATAAGGTGGTACAGGCACATACCTCACAAGCTGACTGGACACCCGACATCACTCCAGCACTGTATACTCCTGTTGCTGAACCTGGTGAGATCCCCGTTTGGGTACAGCCTACGGGGGCACAGGATGCCTATGCTCTCGGCGATAAGGTGCACTATCCTGATGCTGACGGTCCTGTCTATATCTCGACCGTTGATGCCAACGTATGGGAACCGACCGTGTATGGCTGGGAGCTGACCGAGTGACATGGACGGCCTGAACTTCATTGACATCGCGTCGTACCAGAGCGGGATAAGTCTTGACGCTGTCTTTGCACTGAACCCACTCGACGGCGTGATTGTGAAGGCCACAGAGGGCATGAAGTACGTCAACCCGGACTGTGACCCGTGGGTGCAGTGGCTCATTAAGCACGGCAAGCTGTGGGGCTTCTACCACTTCCTGAACGCAAACGACCCGACCGCCGAAGCGAAGAGATTCGTCGAGGATACCATCAACTATTACGGCCATGGTGTTCCGGTCGCGGACTACGAGGGGCAAATCGTCTCCTCTTACGGCACATACTACCTCCGCCGATTCCTTGAGACCGTCTACGAGCTGACGGGAGTGAAGCCGCTGGTGTATTGCAACCTGTCCACCATTCAGAACGACGTCAACGGCTTCCGCCAGATCGCGCAGTCCGGTTATAAGCTGTGGCTCGCCCAGTACGCTTCCAACCGTGACGCAGCCATTGGCCAGTCGATATGGCAGAAAGGCTCGTTCGACCCGTTTGACCGCATCACGATGCACCAGTACAGCGACCATGGCCGGCTCGAAGGGTATAACGGATACGTTGACCTTGATATCTTCTACGGAAACGAAACCGACTGGTTCGCCCTGGCTGGCAAGTCCGCAGCTCCGGAACCCGAACCCGATCCAGAGACCGCGCTGATCACCGAGTGGATCCAATTCCTCGAAACCGAAAAACAGCACATTCAATCCAAAATTGATGAACTAAGGAGGCGGCTGCCATGACAATCACGCTGCAGAACATCATTACGTTCGCGGCCGCGATTGCTGCCGTAATTGCGTTGCTCAAGTATCTTGCAAAGGTATACGACCTTGTGAAACATCAGAAAGAACAGGACGAGAATATCAAGGCCATCAAGTCAGAACAGAAACTGCTCGTTGAAGCAATGTATGCCTGTCTCGACGGCCTCGGGCAGCTCGGGGCAAACCATACCGTGCCGGCCGCCAAACAGAAACTTTATGACCACCTGAATGATCAGGCGCATCAATGAAAGGAGAATATCATGGCCAATACCACCTATGACATCCTGAACAAAATCCAGCGCTGGCTTCCCGCGCTCGGTGTTCTGTACCTCGGCCTCTGCAAAGTGTGGGGATTCCCCTTCGGCAGCGAAGTCAATGACACCATTGTGCTGCTGGCCACATTCCTGGCTACCACGCTCGAGATTGCTTCCGGGAAGTTCTACAAAGAGAACGAGCTGCGGATCATTCCGAAAGAATAAACTGGACAGAGCCTGACACGCCTCTCGATGAAGCGGACCATGTTCAGGACATTATAAACGCCCCTGCCGGTTGTCGGTGGGGGCTGTTTTTTGTTTCCTTTTTGTAACCCTGATACCCACTCCCCACGTAGGGGAGCAGGCAAAAATCCGTTTTCGGCGGTCAACACCTTGTAAGTCACCGTGTAAGTCATAGACGGATATTTTAGAGTATTTTAGAGTACTAATGTTCTCGAAGCGGGCAAAATAAAAAACCTTGCATCCGTTGGGACACAAGGCTTTTGGCGCAGAAGGAGGGATTTGAACCCTCGCGTGCTTTTTACACACCTACTCCCTTAGCAGGGGAGCAAAAAGTGCCTGTTTTCAATGGTTTGCGGTCACGATGTTAGTCACTTGTTAGTCATAGGGATGATTTTGTTCATAGCATCGTGCGCTTCGTCGGTTTCCAGGTGGATGTACTTCTGGGTCGTGGTGATCTTCGAGTGGCGCATCATCTTCTGGATCGTCGGGGCGTTCATGTTGAGCTTTGCGGCCTCGGTCCCGGTGGTGTGCCGGCACGAGTACGGAGGGAGATCCCGGACACCGATCCGCTCGGTGGCTTCGTGGTATGCGCGGTAGAACATCTTCTCGTCGTGCGGGTAGATGCGGTCGCTGGCGGTGGATTCGCAGAGGGTACGGATCACCGGCTTGACGGCATCGGCGAACACGATGACCAGTTTCTTCCTGGACTTCTTCCCGCAGCCGTAGATCTCGCACCGGTCGAAGTTTATCATGTCCTTTCTGCACGCGAACAGCTCACCGGGCATCATTCCGCTGTAGATCATGAGGAGAAGATAGCCGACGAAGAGGTCCCCGTTCATGAAGGCGGTCCACATCTTCTGAACTTCCTCTACCATGAACGGATTTTGCTCCTTTTCGTCCAATTTCGGCAGCGTGATGTACTGGGTGAGGTTCGACGGCACGAAGCGGTCCGCAGCTGCACGGTTGTAGAGGTGGGAGAGCAACGTCTTCATGTCCCGGGCGGTGTAGTAGCTGAATGCATTATCATTGATACAATTCTGAAGGTCTGCTGTTGTGAGCAGATCTATTTTTTTGCCTATAATCGGTTCGATGCGTTCCCGGGCCTTCCGGTATGCTGACTGCTTATCCTTTGACAGCAGAGGGAGATCCGTTTCTTCCCAGACGGTATAGAGGTCGAGCAATGTCGGCACCTTCCGCGCATCACTCCCCTTCAGGACGGCGCA